ACTAGTGGCTGACGCACTTAGAGCTATGTTTCCATTAAGAACCACTACTACGTTACTAGTCCCATTTGCCACCTGGGTGGGGATAGCTCCAGCACCGTTATTGGTCCAACTTAGAACTCCCAGCCCATTTGTGATCAGTACCTGACCCGCTGATCCATCTGTATCAGGCAAGGTGAATACTGCACCACCAGCTGTGTTGCCTATTCTTCTGGCATAAAGATTTCCAGTTATATTAGCTGTTCCAGCAATATTGGCACCAGTGCTGGTCACCACCAAGACATCAGCAGTGCCTGCCACACTGGTGGTGACGTTGCCACTGCTCGCAGCAACCACATTGCTGGTTCCATTTACAATGCTGGTGGGAGGTCCTATTGCTATTCCTGTAAGCTGACTGCCATTACCAAAGAAGTAACTGGCTGTGATGTTTCCAGCTGTACCCAGGTTGCCCACGTTGGCATTGCCTGTGACATTCAGTGTAGCTGAAGCTCTGAGGTTTGCAGCAGCCACATTGGCTGTAGCTGTAACGTTACCTGCCGACACGTTTGCAGTAGTGGTTATATTACCAGCTGATATGTTTGATGTGACGGACGCATTACCAGCACTGATATTGGCTGTAGCTGAAAGATTGCCCACAGTGGCGTTACCGGCAGTGGTTACGTTACCCACTGATAAATTACCAACCACATTGGCTGTTCCTGCAATATTGGCGTTGGTACCCACATATATGTTGCCACCAATACCAGCACCGCCTGCTACGACCAATGCACCTGTAGTGCTGGTGGTTGATGTGGTTGTAGATTTGATGTTGGCTGAGCCTGACGCTGGTACTTCCAGCGTCTGAATGTTCCCAGTGGAAGTCACTGTTAGATTGGATGTACTAACATTTCCTCCCACAGTGAGTACATTGGAAGAATTATTCCAGGCTAGTGCAGAATTGGTCTCACTAAGCACTGTTCCAGAAGTTGCATAAAATGCAATTCTGCCAGCAGTGCCACTGTTAATGGTACCAGGTGTTACCCAACTCAGAACGCCACTACCATTGGTGGTCAGTACCTGATTGGCCGACCCACCAGTGATGGTCACATTGCTAATAGGACCCAGATTGGTTGTTCCATTCACTGTGAGATTGGCGCTGGGTGTAGTCAATGTTCCTACTAGAACGTTACCACCAAAGTAATTGGTACCACCAGCACTGTAAACTGCATAATTATTAGCTGTTCCAGTGGTCTGATTTTCCACAAACAAACCATAATTATTTGTTACATTACCAGCACCGGTTCTGACAGGATTTCTGACATATACACTATAGTGTGACTGAACATTACCAGTATTGGTTAAACTCAAACTAATGTTGGCACCATAGGAAGTTGTTACATTACCGCTGTTATCAGAGGTAGTGAGCAGTCTCAGGGATTCCAGATTCTGGACATTGCCTGATCCACTAGCAAGAGCTCTGCTCTGGCTTCCCACCACCGTGATGTTGGATCCATTAACCGACGCGGTATAACGAGTTTCTAGATTTCCACCAATGTATGTCTGACCTGCTACCACTGTGGGTGCAACTATATACTCATTGCGAAAATTAGTGTTGTTAAGAGAATCAGTATCAACTTGATACACATGCATACGATGGCTGGGAGCAGTTGTACCAATTCCTACTCGATTATTATTGGCATCAATATAAAATGTATTGGTATCTACTGTGAGATTTCCGCTAATAGTGATATTGGTTGCTTGCAGGTTCCCCGTTAGCGCCAATGTGTTAGTTGCATCGTTCCAGGACAGGCTGGAAGAAGTTGCGCTCAAATCGGTTGCACCAGTATAATAGGCCAAACGATTCACAGTGCCAATGTTAATAGTTCCCGAGGTAGGTGATATCCAGGTTAGGTTTCCACTACCATCTGTGCTTAAAAGTTGGCCACTGGTTCCACCAGTGATTTTGACATTGGCATTACCGCCCAGTTCAGCGTTGCCGGTTACTGTTAAATTGGCTCCCACAATGACGTTGCCAGTAACTGATGCTGCTCCAGTGATGCTGATGTTTCCGGCGCTGGCATTGCCGCCCACATTGAGATTGCCGGTGATACCAGCTCCACCAGTGATCCGCATGGTACCTGTAGTGGTACTGGTGCTGGCAATGCCGCCTGATATAGCTGCTGATCCTGCTGAAATGATATTACCCAGCGTGGCGTTGCCAGTGACACTTAAAATACCGCTAACGTTGTTGATATTACCAACTGTGACATTGCCTGAAAAAACGCCTGTGGTGCCACTGATGTTTGCATTATAGATACCGCAATTTAAGTTTGTGTTGAAATTTAAACCTATTCTGGGATCAGTAAAACCACTATATGCAGTACCAGTTAAATTTTGTCTGGACAGGATAGCTACTCTGGTTCCATCCACGTACATGGTGGCGACATATACGTCTGACGCTCCCTGTGTAATCGCTTCGGTTACGAATCCATTCTGTACACCTGTGGTTGCGTTACTGGGCCCCACTGTGATCCAGGTGCCAGTGGTTCCATTGTAGGCTTTGAGCTGAGCATTAACTGTATCCAACCACAAGTCACCATTCACTGGCGCTGCTGGTTCAGATACCAGGGCGCTGCTTACCTGTTTCCAGGTACTACCGGTGTAGACCTTCAAAAATCCAGCAGTATCCCACCACAGCTGGCCACTTACTGGATTACTGGGTGAAGAACTGTTGCTGAAATTTTCCATCAAACGGAAAAAATTCTGATTGAAGGAGGTTCCGAAACCCAGACGATTCTTACCAATTAACTGTACACCATACGTGGTATCCAGTGCATTATCTTCAATTGTTATTGTACTACCATTGGTTCTTTTAATCGTATAAGCCATTAGGAAACTCCATGTTAACTACTTAAATTGGTGAGTGTTTGCACTCGAATAGTGTAATCAATCTGAATCAAACGGTTCAAGCTCTTTTGTACTGGGTGAAATATCACATGAGTCAGCAGTTTCCCACCAGCACTTTTAAGACCCAGTTCATCAAAAACATAATTGTCATTGAAGTCAGTGGTGTTATCAGATACTGATTGTCCTGCTGGTTCATTGTAATTTAGCAAACAACTTACCAGTATGTCAGTGTATGCTTTGCCCACTAAATGACTCACTGTCATCTTGTTGTTGGTGGGGTCTGCATTTACGCTAAACTGTTGACTAATCACTTTGCTATAGGTCTGATTGTACAGTGTGGAATTGACCCCAGCGTAATTGGGTGTTTTGTATGTGATTACTCCAGTGGGGCTGACGTCTGTGCCACCATTACCAAAAGCCATGGTTTTAATAAAACCACTGGCGCTCTCACTGTCGTTGGCGTTGAGTGGCCCAGCAGTGATGCTCTTGGCTAATGCTTCTGAAAAATTTTCATAATGGATGGCGTTTTTGCGATCAACCAGTATTTCACCAGTCAGTGCATCTGTAATACTCACCCATCCTTTGATATCCAATGCTATATTCATTATGCCCTCATATTCACAATCTGTTGATTGGTTTCTGGATCAAAAATTCTCAAGTGACCCTCTACCCACAACGCTGGAGTTTCATTTGTTTTGGTTTGCGGTTGCTCTGGTTTCTGGTCCACGGCATCTGAGTTTTCAGTGTTCATATGTCTTATTTATGGAAGCAAAGCCGGTTTATTTACCAGAAACAGAGCAACTTCTGTAGTGCTTGCCTGCAAACCAGCACCATCAGCTGCCTGGCTATTACCCACTTTAGTATACCAAGTATTGGCATGGTTTACCAGTGAGTTAGTGGCAACTTTGGTAAAAGGTTTAATGGCGTCGGTGATTAGATCTCCCATTGTGACCAAGCTGTTGGCCGTGACGACTATGTTGGAACTCAGCGTCACTGTGCTATTTCCAGCGTCAATGCTGGACACTGTAGCTGCAAAAGTCAGCAATTGATTATCAAACACCACATAACTCTGATCCAATGTCACAGTGTTGCCGGACACTGATGAAACTCTGGGTAGTAGATTTGCAGTGCTTACAGAACTAGCACCACTTACTTGCATGCCAGATACTATTCCGGCGGCATTACCCACTTGTATGGCACTACCTGATACTGCTCCTACAGATTTGGTTTGCACACTGCCTGTGCGTACCAACATGCCCACTGTAATGTCATTGACACTGTCCAGAGTCAGCGTGTTACCTGTTGAATTAGCTGTAGCAGTACGAGCAACACCATAAATTCCCACCGATCCTGGGAATTGTTCAGCAGTGCTGGCTACTTCAACACGAGTACCTGAAGAATGCACCAAGGGAACATGAGTACCCAATGTTCCACGCATCAGACCACTTACTGTATTGGAAGTTCGATCAATAAACAAGTAGGTAATACGCTCGCCACCCACAAAGAACGCACCTCGACTGTTGGTGGCAGGATTGGTATCTGGAAAGCCTGCCACACTGGTCAGATAAACAGTGTCATCATATGCACTGAGATTAGCTGATAGTGTTGTGGTTCCCGAAGCCGGTATAGCATAATAGTAAACATTTTGCATCATATCCTGGAATACACGATAACCAATATTAGCTGTGCCTTGTGCAAAAACACGCATGTTTAAGGTGTCATACAAACGACCGTTAACGTGTTCCTCAGTGCTGGAACCAGTGAAATTGTTAACAAATCCAGTTCCATCCACTGTGATGTCAGCTGCTCTGATGCCCAGATACTGATCAGCAAAATCGCTGGTTATCAAAGTGTCCACCACTGAACTTTGACCGTATCTGCTGACTCCCTGTGTAATTCTGAAATCAGCTAACTTACCCACAAAAGGATCAGTGGTGCTGCCCATCAACAACGGCAATGCTGTGTCGCTGTCACCAAAATCATAGGGGGCGTATACGCTCTGTATCAATGTGCCGTTCACAAACAATTTCAGTATGCTGTTGTATCGATCCAGGGACACAAACAAGGGTGTATCGTTTTCAGTATAATACTCTGACAACATTGTTTGTTTGGTTCCATAGGCATCCTGTATGTAAAATACCACACGATGCTGGCCGCTGGCATTGGTCTGTATCTGACCAGTCAGGCTGAAATTGCTGCGATTAAACTTCAGCTCGGCTGGCATAACCAATGTCTGAGCCTGACTCAGTGTGATGGTGACCCCATCACTGTCAATATCTGCAATGGTAACTGGAGCTATATTGGATGATACAATCTGTAATCCGTCCACGTACATTCCGGTTCTGAGTGAATCTGATACACCCGATGGCAGTGTGACCACAGTGCTGGCTGACACATTGGCTGCAATGTTGGCACTGACAAAATCACTGAGTACAAACACTGTGAGGTTGGCGTTGGTTTTGATAAATCTTACTCGATCGCCCAGCGCCAAGGTCACAGTGCTGGCCAGTGTTACTGTTTTGGCACTGACATTTACACTGTTGACATTGATGGGTGTAGTGCTTCCAGCAGTAAACATCTTCATGTTGGCAACCACACCGTCCACACTGTCCAAATTTACCGTGGCACCAGCAGTCACGTTGGCTGTTACCTGGTGAGCTACGTCATTGAACCAATATTCCACAGTGAAATCACCCACACCCAGATTGTAGTCTGGATGAGTGCCAGCGTCCAGGATACTATACTCGCCTCCAACAGAAGCAGGTATCACAGTGAGTGCAGGAATGTCAGATTTTCCTGTGTCGGGTATAAAGGTCAAACTGGTATCATCAGCAATGGTTTGTTCAGAATCCAGTGTGATAGTTTTGGTTCCGGTGTTGATAGCAGTAATTTTAGGCTCATCTACTATGCCATAACCGCTTACCACCATGCCTGTGCTAAGATCCCATACTGAATCCAGTGTCACAAAAGTGCTGTTTTCCACTGATCCATTTGCAGTTTTCACCACACGGTAAGGTACTGATGAAATAGTTTGGCCTTCCACTTTGACCAGTGATTCTGTGTGAACTGTGAGAACTTTCTGATTTACACTGACGTCACTAAATGCTTTGCGATTTCCCACTGTTTCAAAACGGATTTCATAATCACTGTTGCCCAATTCGTAAATTTCATTGGTCAGTGACTCAAAGCCTGTTAACAGCACAACTTTATCAAAGTATGGATCATCATTGGTGCTGCGTCCGTATCCGTTTAGCGGAATCTCGTAATTTGCAGAATCATATCTGAGCAAACCACGAGTCAATCTGACTTCGTCCATATAGGTATCTGCAGGACTGGTGCCATCGCGCTTGATACCCAGATACAAGTCAGTGCTGGTAAAGTTAGTGGCAGCAGAGTAGGTGCCTATCTGAACTCCGTCCAGATACAATGCCATCTGGTTATTTTTGCGTTCTATGGCAACATGCTGCCACACGTCACGATACACAGTGCCACCACTGATAGTTCTCAGTGTGGGCACAGTATCATAGAATGAACAGGTTAATGTATTTGTGGGTGAGACCAGAATTCTGAATCCGTTGTTGGGTGTAGCGTTGAAGTTATCCACCAATACCTGTTCCTGATTCAGTGTCTGGATCCGGAAGAAAAACTCAAAAGTAAAATCTATGGTTCCACTGGCCAATTGTGCTATATCAGGACTGTTACCAGCACTGGTACTAGTGATAGCTTTGATATATCTGGGATTGGTTGTGGTAAACAGTGCTGGTGCATTGTCTGATATCTGGAAAATGATGTTGTTATCCTGATCACCAATGCTGATTCTGTTGCTGGACTGGCTGAAGCTAGCTGATCTGGTTCCACGTATTTTCTGTCTGGTGCTGAACACAGTGTCAAAATAGTGTGCTGAATCAAATTGTGCCATTACAGATACCTGGCCAATCTGATGATCCTGTGTGTCTGCTAGAGCACCTGTGGGTACCAGATGCGTCTGAACAAAATCATATCCATCCACCAGAGTGCCTGGGAACTCAGCTCCAGTTAGCAATTGAGCCAAATCTGATGTTACCATGCTGTTGGTGGGTTCGTACAAAGCAGTTATGCGAGTAGCTGCGTCAGTGTTGATGACTTCAGACTGTGTCATCAATTTCCAGTAAAGGGTGTTGGTTAAGGCTGTGGCAACTGGAACAGCCGCCAATGCCTTGTAGAAGTCACCAGTGGCTGAGTTTCTGACTACATCTCCAGTCAAATAAGTCTGACTGGTCTGATGATCCTGAATTGTGCCACTTACTCGATCAAATTTAATGGTGGTGTCAAAAGATCTGATCAGTTTGTTTTCCAGCACCGGAACCAACACAGCAGTTCTGGGTACTTGTGGATTGTTGGGTGACAGCTCAACCCAGAAAGTGGTGTTGCTGAGAGGAGTACCTGCAGGTACGCCACTCTGTGATTCATAATACAGTGTGCTGCCACCTGGTGGAATATAACTGACCACTGTGCCTGAACTATAGGTAGTGGCGTTGCTCCAAGCCGCAACACTGTGCCCGCCAGTGACAGTCACAGTGGGTGTACTGGTATATCCTGTGCCAGGTGTTACAATAAAGTCAGAATCTTTGACCTGACCTGTGGTTGTAATAGCTGCCACTGCTGTGGCTCCTGATCCACCTCCGCCGCTGATCACAATAGTGGGTGGTGATGTGTAACCCTTACCAGGGTCAGCTAGCTCCAATCTGACTAGGTCATAGGTATAATTGTCGAACCAGTTGCGATAAGGACTTTGTAAAAATCTCTTATAGTCATTGGCAAAACTACCACTGGGTGAGCGCAAACTCCAATCAGTGTAAGGCAAAGCCGGTGCTGGGGGCATCGTGTAGTCGCCGTTTTCATAAACTGGTACGCTGGTTTCACCCTGATATTCTGTTCTGAGGCCCGTGGGAACTCCAGCAAAAGTGGGTCCAATGACGTAGGGATAAACTGGCTCATTGTTTTCATCCACAGTCACAAAATAAGCGTAGGTGCCATATGGATATTCAGGAGTAACTACGAATCTGCCGTTGTGCTGATCCAGGGTACCGGTTCCAGCTACATATTGCCAGTCTTCAATGTAGATTCCATCAGGAGATCCCAAAGTGGCATACTTGGTGCCATTTTGTATGTTTTGCTGTACCAGTCTGAGATCGGTTTTTAGACGATAGCTGCTGGTATTGCGAATGATTCCACCAGTACCATCAGTATTGGCATATCCGTAAGGTCCATAAATTGGATATCCGTCCAGTGCAAAACCCAGGATGGGGCTGTGAGCCGCTGGATTCTTGGTATACAACAATACTGGATCCATGCGATACACATAAGCATCATTGGTGGTCAGGTATCCATTGCTGGCGTCAGGTCCAGCATATCCATTAGTTTCCACAATGTTTTCGGTATAGATTTCCACCTCGCTGGGGTCAGCAGCACTTACCAGTCGGTCCTGGAATTTACCCACCACACTGTAAAACGGAACGCCATTAATTGCTATACCAATTTCACTGTCGGGTCTGACAGGATACTTGGTGGGTTTTTCTACAGGATAAGTGTTTATAGCAAACACCCATTCCTGGCCCTGAGCTGTCAGTTTGGTGGTATTGGGCCAGGTTCCCATGGCATGGTTAGCTAATCCATTACTACCAATGTACAAAATGTCCTCTACCAGATTCAATGCAGTGTAGTTGTTCAGGAAGAACTTACCCTGTTTGGATCTGGTTCTGCCCTGGTTTCCAGCAAATTGTGCTTGATACCAAACTTCATCATACAGTGCAGGTAAGTCAAAATCACTTACTGCAACATAACTGTTGTCCTGCAAGTCATAGCTGTTTACATAATCTCTGATTCTGCTGTGGAAAGGTTTATTTTCCTCAATGAAATCTCTGACAAACTGTTCATCATCGCTGCGGAAATTGGTTTGACGATTTAGATCTTTTACACGATGTTTGATGTTAACAAAACTGGTTCTGAACAACCAATCCAGGTTGCCGCTTTCCTGTAGAGCATAGCGCAATACAGCAAAAAATGCTCGATCTGCTATGAAACTCAGGCTATCCACCAGGATATTGTTATTCAAAGCATTTAAAATCAGTCTAATGGACAGAGCCTGATCATTGTCAAATCCAATAGTGCTGTCAAAAGGAGCTTCATCTAGACCAGTCAGAGAATAGATGTTATCTAAAAACTGTATGGTTCCAGATTGCAGGAACACCGGCGTTAACGAGCCGTCAGCTTCATAGACATACACTGCTCGTTTACGATCACCGTTATCCAAAATTTCAATGGTTTCACCAGCCACTGGAACTATGCTGCTCAGATATCCTATGTGGTTCAGAGTATGATCTGCAGGTTGACCCTGATAGTCATCACGACTCCAATCCACATATTTCCAGTAACCGTTCAGATTGTAAAATTGTGAATTTACAGTTTCCCAACTGCCATTAACCAATTTTACCAGATTCCAACCAGCAAACAGTGCAGTGCGGTCACTTTCCACTAGTACCTGTGTGTTTTCAGCATAATCTGCAACATTCAGTATCAGCAGAGTTTCACGATCCGGTACTCTGAACTGATAAGTGTTAACTGATGGATAATCCTGTTGAAGTCGGATATTTTCCAGCGTATTGATGTTAGCAATTATTGCTGTCCGTAGATTTCTGTTTATGGTGTCAAAATAGATACCCAACGCCTTTTCACGATCTCTGAACATGCTTTGTCTGGGTCTGACCAGAACACCATAACGGTCTTCGGAATTCAAACTGCTATCTGGAACTTCCAGATTATCACGGTCAATACCACTCAGGCTGTCCACCATCTTGGCAAAAATGGGAGTTCTGAGCCAGCTTAGACTACCGTCTTCACTGAGTAACTGATATTCACTGTGCAAACGATTATTATGATCAGTTAGTACATAATCAATGTGCAGTACATATTCAGCACTGTCCACATAGCTTTTGACATTGTACAAGATCACACTGTTGTTGGTAGCTGGAGCAATCATGGGCAATCCAGAACCCTGAATGTCACGCAAGCCCACACTGATATCAGCAGCACTGACTGGATGTTTGGCGCCCACTGTGGTTTTGTTTATGACCCAGAAATAATAGGTATTGTTGACAGGATTGTAAACAAAAGCAGCAGCTGGATCCACATAGCCATCCTGATTGGTATATTCAGCAGGTGGCACTGAACTAGCTACCCATTCGCGGATAATGATATCAGTGTCTCTGAACCAACGATTGTAGTTGTTGATGCGATCAGCAAGCTCTCCTTGTTCATATAGCAGTGTTCTGAGTTTAGCAGTGCTAAACCAGGTCTGACCCACTTGTGCAGCTCCCCAATAGGTGCTGCCTGTGTTACTGGCAGGGGTGGTGCTAGCAGTCCACCGATCTGCGTTAAAGAACACGGTGTTGTTGGTTTCTGTAGCAGTGTAGATTACACCATTGTACATCACTCGGCTACCAGGCTCATAGGTGTAACCACTTCTCCAAATGGGTACACCATAGCTAGCCGGATCCATTACGCTGATATAATTGATATACTGGGCAATGGCGCCAGGCAATAAACCATTGGCTATGTCCACCACATCCAGATCCACAGCTTTTTCTTTTGTGCGTTCGTTATAGATCCAGGCTCTGAAAATACTGCGTGGTTCCAGTGCTGGTTGTTGCTGACGATTCAGCGTCCATCCTTTGAGCAGGTTTTCATTGGTGTACACAATCACATTGTTAAACTCATCGTTGCTGAGACTGTCACCTACCCAGATACGATACAGGTTTCCAGTAAAGAACAAGTTAACATCACCTGCTTTGTCGTACTGAATAGTTTTGACTCTGGTCAACTGAGCTGTATCGCTGGACGTACCCATTGCAGTTCGACCTGTTCTGAGTAATTGATACAGTAGCAAACGTTGTGTAGATTGTGGTGTACGATCATAAAACACAGTGCCACCACTGTCAAATTTGCTGGATGTTGGAGCTTCTGACGCATTGGGATCAGAGAACGTTAACACAGTGCCTGATGCCAAACCACTCTGAGTAACACTCAGGCTTATGGACTTGGTACTGGTGCTGATACCAATCACAGTGGGTGTGCCAGTTACTCCAGCACCTGTCATACGATAACCTATCTCAATACCGTCCACTGAATCCAGTGTGATTACTGAGCTGTTGACAAAGGTCAAAGCCACTGTGGTTACTATGTCTATAATATTATCAAATGTTGTTTGTGAACTATCCAGATAATCTGTATAATCCTCCACAACACCCAGCACTCCATCAGTGATCCACTTAACCGTCTGGCCCAACTGACGGCTCTTGAGGTCTGTATTGAAAATGCTCTGAACCAGATCATAGTTGCTATTGATGTTTCTGAGCACTGCGGTGTAATCAGTTGTCACTATGCCGTCCACAAATTTGGCACTGTCAAAACTTATACTTACATTGCTAAAAGCATTTTTAGTTGCAACTACACCAGTAAAGTCACTGACATTATTGATGTTGTTTACCAGAACATCCACGCAGGGCTGCAGAGTGAATGTTAATCCTGTGGTTGTTCCAGTTGTTGTGGTTAGTGAGCTTATACCAGCCGTTGCATTGGCGTAGCTGTCTGTAATTGTGATGCTGGTTCCACTAGCCACTGCTGAAACATAATAGGTTGTGGGATTAGAATACCCTGTGATTGAACCTGTACCACTCAGTGTACCCGACACAGTGATAGGCTGGCCCTGATAGTAACTGCCGCCAGTCACTGTCAACTGTCCATTGGTTCCGGCAATATTCGCACTGGTTATCACAGAATTAGCTCCTGCACTTACCAACCAGCCGTTTACTCTGATCCATTTGTTACTGGGAACTGGTAGCAGATCTGCCTGGTTCACTGTCACTGTGCTGTTGACTTCACTGTTCAGTGTTCTGAGATCAATGCGACCGTGATTGTATACGGTAACATCATCCACAGTATTGGTGACCTTAGGCACACCCACTGATAACCAATTGTCGTTGATTGCAACACTGTGTCCAAACTCGGTATCTGAAGCACCGCCACTTACAATATCAACCAGGTCATACTGCAACAGATCTGTTTCCACAATGGTTCCAGCTGGAAGAGTAGTGGTAAATTCCACAGTGGTGTTTCCAGCAGTCACAGCAGTATAGTGAGTTCCACTGGTCTGTTGTACGCCATTCTTTTTCACAACCACTTTAGCCACAGTGCCCACTGTGCTGCCCAGTGCTACAGAATTGGCAGCCGTACCGATAAAGGTTTTTTCCACGTCCCGGTTAAACACATATACCTTGCCAGTACCAGCAAACGGTGATCCCACTACCAAATTGGTGCCATCATCGTTGGTGTCCAAACTGTATCCAAATAAGCCACCAGTTGAGCTATCTGGATCAGCAATGGTTTGAACCATCTGATAGTAATTGGCAACTTGAGTCACTGTGATAGCGTTTCCACTTACATTTCCAGTAAAGGATATCACATTGCCACTCAGGGTATAATTTACCACAGGCGATTGAATTTCTCCAGCCACTACAACTTTTATACTGTACTCGTTATCAGGAGTGAAACTCATGGTGTAATTGGAACTGGCATTACCAGTAACAGACCAATTTGCTGTGGTGTTGGAATTGTTAAATCTCTTGTAAACATATACCTGACCAGTGGTACTGGGTCTGGTTTCTCCCACAAACATCCACTCGCCGTCAGTGGATGCTGCTGTACTAGCACCATAGTAAGCTGATGATGCGCTGCCTTGTAATATCTGATTGACTGCATAACTGTCGCTTAGAGCTTGTAATACGTAAACCTGTCCACGGTTGCTGCTATCAGTTGCAGTAGCAGCAGCTCTGCCCTGTGTCAGATTGACCAATTGTGTGCCTAGAGCCAAGGTATCTACTCTTTCCTCGTAGGTACCGCCTAGTGGTCCAGCAGTAAAGGTTTCAAAATCCACGTTTAGATCACCAGTTACTCCCAGAGCCAAATTGGTATTACGGAAACTCTTCACAGTTACTTTATTATTACCAGATTTTCCCAACCACAATCTTCGATCAGTTTCGTCCTGCGCAATGCTGGTGGTAATAATACCCACTGCATTACCAGTGATGGGATTTTGGGAGTCAGGCAAGTTTACACTACCAGTTGCGTAGGGCTCACGGAAGTCAAAAACAGCCCAACCCAGGTTATTGTAGTCTATGTAAACTTTGCGATCACGTGGCAGATAAAGTTTGTCCAGATTGCGATTTAGATCTGCGCTGCCGATGTCATTGTATCTGAGTGTTTCGTAGGTGTACACCGGATTGCCAGCAGTTTCTGTATTGTACTCCACGGTGTCAAAAGCCAGCAAATCCACAGCAGGCGATGTTATACTCAACATACTGACAAATCCTGTGCTGGGCATGGCTCTGTTGGAAACCACTTTGAAAGCTCCCTGTAACAACAGATTTGCATCGTTGATGTCCAACACCACAATTTGATCTGTGGTCAGATCCAATACCTGATCCAAAAACAGTTCCAGAGTATTTTGAGCTGAATTTTTTCTAATGGCTACCAATTTTGCACTGGAATTTTTCCAGGATATCACATTGTATTTGTTGTCTGTGGTCAGTGTTTCGTCCACCGCAATCCAGATCCAATTTCCGTATCTTACATTTTTCAGCAAATTCTGTATGTCTGCTGTCAGTGTCAGAGATTCCAGGCTGCTGAAAGTCAGTGCTTGTTCCTGTTCTGCAGTGTATTCCAGAGTAGTTGACTTGGCTTTATTGTATATTTCAGTGGGTAGCACTGGTCCAGCATCAATAAATCTGCCCTCTTCTCTGATCAGCGTGCCTGCATTGTTGATAAAATTGGTGGTCCAGTTGGTGGACTTTTTATACAACTCACTGGTGCTTACCTGAATCAGGTTAGAACTGTTGGAACCGTCAGCAAATTCCACCGCCAGGGGATTGTTGCTTTCGGTTTCGTTGATCAAACTTACTTCCACATATCCAGTACGACCAGTTGCACCGTAGTCGCCCAATTTGATGGCGTATTCTTCAGTTACAGTGAAGTCTGCCAACAAATCGCGCTGACCAGCAGCAGTAAACTTATCCACTGCATTGAAGCTGCCCTTCTCTTTGACCCAGCCGCGATAAAATTCAGTCTGATTGTTCAGATCCAGACCCAGGTTGGCCAACCAGGTTCTTTCCACATAACCCAACGCATTGCATCTCAGTCTAGTAAAGTCACTGACGTTGGGAGTATGATTGATGTCATATGCTCTTTCCAGGTCCAGTGTTTTGGCACCAATGCTGGGTAGCAAACGATTCTGATAGGTTACATCACTGATGCTGAACTTGCTAACCTGAAACTCAGGAGCACCAATCACAGGTTCCAGAGCTGTATAATTGCGATTTTTATATTTGACAATATCACCCTGTAAGTAATCAGTGTTGGGCTGCCATTCTGGTACTGAACTAAACATCAACAGATGACCAGCACTGTTAATGGTACCATCCCAATCATTGGTTTTGAGACCAGTGATCCTCAAGCGATTTTGACGGATTCCCAAAGCTGGATTGAATATCAAATCTCCAAACACAGTCTGATTCTTTACAATCAGTTTGTGTTCGTAAGTCACAATATTGGTTCTCAATGCACTGATGGTGCTAAAAGGCTGTAAATTGTTGATGTAAGTTATGTCCTGATCACGGAATACATCAATGTCACGGCTGCTGATGATGTTCTGATTTTCATCCAGGATCAGATTGTCTGGCAACATCAGATTTTGTAAAGTACCAGCAATGGGTGTGTATTTCAGAATACCTGAACCGGGGTTTAATACCAGACTCAGACGCTGAGATCCACCGGAACCAGTGCTCCAGTTATATCCACTCCATTTAATAAACTGAATAGCAGCATCAATCCAGTTGATACGGTCCTGTTCAGGTTGAGTTTCAAAAACAAATCCCTGACGTGTCAGGTGTTCTCCGTAGCTGACCAGGAAATCCACCACTGTCTGTTTGCTAACAAATTCGTAATCATAGGGAACATAGATGGGATTGTTCTGAAATTCAGTATAGTAAGCATAGGTCTGTGAACCCACTTGAAACTGACGTGGAACTGTGTTGGTGTTGCTGGGGTAAATTATGAAGTATGGATATTGACGATCATACCCAGTTACACGATACCCGTTGGCACTGCGAGTAATGATCACTCCACTATAGGAAGCCACATCCACTGGCACACTTTCACTAAGTAATAGCTCGTAATCTTCTTGTGGTACTTTGACTGTGTTACCCTGAGTCTGAGCACTGTTTTGTTCAGCATAAACCTGAATGTTATCCACATCAGCAAATGCTGCCATCTTGTATACCAGATTGACATTGCTATTCGCAATGACATTCTTGAACTGTTCGGGATTTTGACCCTGCCCTCTTAGTGTTTCCACCACAAAGTTCAAAATACTATGACGTCTGATGATGTTGCCATCAGAGTCAATATCCACTGTGTGAATTTTTACATCATTTATGCCAGGGAACTGAGTTTCCAGGTATCTAAAACCCACATAACTAGCAGATGTGGTTCCCACACTGTCAATCAGAGTGTAGGGTTTGTAGTTGTCCAGATCCCACAGTGTACCCAACATGAACTGAGGATTCTGTAAAATTCTGGCGTTAAGCTGAGCAAATCTGAAACTGCTGCTGCGTCTCCAAGCAGTTTCTGCCGGAGCGTTATCATTAAATGTATACTGATTTCTGGCTGAGCTGGTTATTAGCCCTCCAATCAGATAAGCATCCACCGGATTCAATAATGTTCCACTGCTATCCACTGGCACAATATCCAACAGAGTGAAATTGCCAGTTCTTTCGGTGTTCTGAATCTGTGTTGAGCGAGCGCCCAATACACTCTTGAAATTGCCACCATTGGCTACACCGTTTTTCAAGTCTTCCCACAGCACCAAGTTGGTTCCAGTGTAGGGAGCAGGACCATACACCGACTCCCACCAGGTGGGTTTGCGGGTAATACCCAGCATTTCCCAAGGATGAGTGTGCGGACGATCAGTGTCATAAAAGTCCCGATAAATACCTCTCCAGTATCCCAGGCACAGCTGATTGGTGACTCTGTCACGACTGCCGCTGTAATTGTAAGTGAAAGGATCAGAGTCGTCATAAACACTCACTGAGTAATTCACACGATTATTAGCCACCCACTCGTAAAAATACTTACGATAGATACTGGCTTCTTCAGTCATGTCATACAAAGAGTTACCATTGAGTTCTCTGAACTTTCCAGCGTCAGGAACTCTGCTCTGTATTACATTGTTCCAGAGATCACTGTCCAGTTTCACATTGTTGAAAATTCTGAGTTCTAATTCCAGAATCAGCTGGTCACGATAGTCATTGTATGATGTGATGATGCTGCCATCATGTCCCTGTATTACTCGGGTGGGTGTGCGATAGGTGTCGTCCAGATAAATCTCAGGTACAAACAATGGGCCCAAACCCAGCTTGGCAGGAGTTGCTGGTACATAACAACCATCTGTGTTGGTGAATTCCACCAAACGAAGTTCATCATTGACTCTGAGAGTCTTCAGAATGTTTACCACAGGGCTGGTTAGATCAAATTCGTAATCTGTGCCTCTGATCAGTTGGTGACCATTCAGATAAACCAGCACAGCTTGATTGGATGCACGATTTTCAAAAACATCGCTGAGGTCATATTCAGTTTGTGCAACATCTTCAATCAGGTATGTGATAGCAGTTCCATTGATGGGTACCATGTCACTGGTATACCAAGCCTGGTCACTGGTTTTGTTCTGCACCAGCACTTTGAAGATTTCATCCACTGCCTGTGGTACACTCATGGTCTCAATGGCTTCAATCTGATTGCTGGTTTCAATAAATTGTAATTTGAACTGTTCGTAATCTCTACCAGTGGTGTTGATGGCTCTTTCAATATCATACCTGGTGTCAGTGAGCATCAGTGTGGGCAACACACTGAATCCTTCGTGTAACATGATCAGACCCGGATTGGCTCGATGATCCTGATTTTCCAGTGAATTATCAGTAACCAGAGGCGTTATACGATGACCATGATTGCTGTGCAGAGCATCTGCGTGGCTCTTGAGATCACTCAGTGTAAATTCAATGGGTCTGGCATTGTAGGGATTGATTTCGTACTGAGTGGGCACATCAAACCAACTGTTGGGAAGCACTGTGCTGGCAATCAGTTTGATCAACAGCTGGCTATCTGAACTGATGTTCTGGTAATAAGGATTCAGAGGATCCAGCGCATCTACACTGATTGAAATTCTGATGATGTTGCCCATCTGTTGAATAGTGAACAGATCATTATAGAGCTGTACTCCGTCCACAAAGATTTTGTTGTTATAGGCGTTTTGAGTATTCTTGACCAACAATGTACCAGGAATGTCATAACGGAACTCAGAGTTAAAAACCAGTTCAGTTGAATCTGTCAGGGTTTGTATTGTACTTAGAGTAATGGTTTTGTTTACTGCATCCACTGATGTAATTCTGGGCAGGCCCACAATACCAGGTCCAGTTACCACCATGCCTTCCTGAATGTCATTAACACTGGTCAGCACCACATTGATGTCTCTGACGACTTCGCCAGTCACTGTTTGTGAATTCACATTGGAACTCAACACCAACTGAGATCCAGGAACTTCTAGATTCTGGTACAGTTCCAGGTTGTTTAATATTCTCTGCCAGACATCGTATTGCTTGATTTCACCTGTGCAGGAATCCACTATTTGTGCTGTTCCGGTGTTAACCTGAACATTCTGGCTGGTGCCAGCTTCAATATTGCTGATATAGTTAAACACGTCAGTTTCAAATGTATTTGAAAAACTGATATCACCCACATTATTGATGGTACGGTAGGTTATTCCAAATCCCAACACAGGATCATTGGCCGCGGTGGGGTTAAGTTTGTACTCAAACAGAGTGCTACCGTTAAAATTGGTGCTGTTGTAGACACTATTATCGCCAAAACTCACATCATTGAAATCAAAAACATCAAACAAGGGCTTTTGCTGTATTTGATCTTTAACCTGACTGCTTTGGGTCCAGGTTTCAGTCACAGTGTCCCAGAACCAATTGGTTCCACGATTCTGATCTCCCTGCTTTACTGATACGCAACTGCCTGCAATGGCTGTGGAATATTCCTGCAGGAACACTCTGGGTCCCTGATCAGTCACTGATTCAAAAACTATAGTGCTGGGGTCAGTGGCTGCATCCAGATACATTCTGCAGAAGTTCACCGTGGAACCTGCAGGTGCCGAAATAGCTGTACTCAAAGTTACCTGATTGAGCACTGGGTCAACCACATTTACTAGTGATTCCCCCACAAAACCAGCGCAATCAGCTCTCATTCCCACTTCAATTCCACTCACGTCATCCAGATCTATCACTGAACTGGATATAGTCGCATTGTTGATCAACTTGGGCTGAATCAGCTCAGTCACTGTGGTCACTTTGTACCGGAACCAAGTGTTGGCATAGGTGTTACCATTGATAACTTTTACATAGAACCCGCGAGCATAACTGGAAGGATTTCTGGTGTCAGTGTCTCTGGTCAGTACACCACCGTTATAGATATAGATACCATTTTTGGCTGCATTGGTTTGCTTCCATACCAACACACGATCATTGGTTTGTAGAGTATAACCATCAATAGTGGCACCAGGTGATGACAAATTAATATTGGCAGTGGTGGCTACTTTGACGTCTGCTTTGTTGAACAAATTGTAATTGCCGTCCACGTCCACATACTGTACCTGATAGATTTTTTGTCTGACTGCTGCGTCAGTATCGGCGTTGAAAATCACCAGATCGTACTGATTCAGAGCCACGTTTCCATCAATGCTGATGGCCTGAGTGTCAGTGATATTACGTCCATTGATCTTGCTCAATGCATCGTTGACTTTGTTGGTGTCCAAGTAATTCACTGTGGGTAGCGCAACTGCTCCAAAATTATACAACTTCAGTCCAGCCACGAATTCCACAATGGGTCTGACTGCATTGTAGTTTACAGCAGGGCTGCTGAATATCTGACCCTGGTTGGCCAGATACTCCAGGCTCTTGTTTACTACCTGCTTGTTAAACCAACGATTGCTGCGACTCCAGGGATTGCGATCCAGGCTGGCGCGATTGATGGTGATATAATCCGGATCCTGTGCGTAATCCAGATACTCCTCACTTAGAACCAGATCCTGATAGGGAATCAGCACAATCTCTTTGCCTACACCTTCCACTATGTAACTGGGTTTTCTGAGTACCTGTACAAATGCTCCACTCTGATGTGGTGCAGTGACTGAATTTTCCTGAGGTCTGACCACAGTCACAGTGGTTGCTGCTAAATTGACTCCAGACACCAACATGTATTCGTCATCAATCAGCAACAGGTCACCAGCTCTGATCTTGTTTACATTGCTCAATTTGATGGTGATTTCTTCGGTGGCTGTAATACTGTCCAGAATTTCACCCTCTGACACATCAGTGGTAACTCTGTCTACCAGTATGTATTCAATGTATCTGCTGGGTTTGGTGTCGGTGCCAAATCGAATATGCAATCCATTGATAAATTCAATACCGTTGCCGCTGGTGTAATAGGGTTTACACAAAATCTCTGATTCAACATCCAGAGTGGGTACTTCACTGTTCACAATGATCAGAGGCAAAACATTGACATCACTTTGATCGTCTTGCAGATACAAAGTGGTGTAATTGCCACTCAGCTGAGGCATACGCAGGAAGAATCCCTTGAGAGCATCAGTGGATCCAGCAGGATTATATGCGTTGGCTTTCTTGTACCAGCTGGTGTTGCGATAGGTAATACCATCCAGTACGTCCACTCGATAGTCAGCATCAACTTCACGAATCAGCTCCAACTGAATTATGTTCAGTGTACTGCCATCTTCATAGGATTTTTGCACCACTCGTATTTGCCAAATGCCAAATCTTTCTGAAAAATCCACCGGAGTGAACTGATCATACTGACCGTATTCAACTCCCTGTAGTTCCAGAGGAATTTCTCTTTCCCAGCCCTGTGTTTGTTTGTTGACGAAAATCAGTGTTTTACCATCCAGTGACTTTACTCCGTCAATGCCGCCACGACGGCCAGTTAGCTCACTGCTCTGTCCTGGGATAGGTGCTTGTACAAACAAATCATATATGCTGTTGTTGATCTGATCAAAATTCAGTGTGGTGGCCAAATCCACTTTGTCATAGAGTTCAACACCAGTGAGATTTAGATTGCGGAAATAACTTTCGTCATCCAGTTTGGGAACTTCAAATCTGATGGTTCCGTTGGTGACGCCGTTGTTGCTGACACCCAATACATCTCTGGCATCCAGACTGGGATTGCTGGGTATACTACCGTCACGACCTTGTTGTGTCTGAATCCAGATTCGACTGTTATCCAGCACTATGCTGTCAGAAAACACAGTGGCACCGGGTGTTCCGTCAAAATTAAGCAGCATCACAGTGTCAACGTCATTGTTGAGATTCTGTGCAGGCACATCATAAACCACAGTGGCGTACAAAGCAATATTTTTAGTGATTCTGAGATCTTCCAAATAACCCGTAAAACCCTGTGTCAGTATTGAACTAACACCCACAGTCAGAGGCTTATCACTGCGTGAAATTGTGGATGACGTGGCGCTGCTGACCATGACTCCATTCACATACAATCTGATGGTGTTGTTGTTTCTGGAAACTGCCACATGATGCCATTGGTTAAGGCTCATTCCACCAGGGTCACTGTATGCAATGTCATTTCGAACACCTGTATCCAGATCAATCCAACTGAACTTCACCACGTTGTCTGCACCATTGTTGGATCTGAACAGTGCCCAACTGCTGTTGGTGATGTCGGTGTTGTCCCATTGCCCCACAATCACATGATCCTGAGTATCACCCACGCTGGTCACATAAACCCAGGCTTCCACAGTGAATGGCAACCACTTGAAATTGAAGTCCTCGCTGCTGTCTATGCTGAGACCAGCATTGTTCTGAAAACGTGCAGTGGTGGTGGTAAATTTGGTCTGAGCGTCACTCACCACCACGCTGGCGTCAGGATTGGCCTGAGTAACTGTTTTGGGAACCCTGATACTCTGATTGACTGTGTCAGCGACAACATTAAACGAATAGGAACAAGTGGTTTCTGCTGTGCTGCGTCTGAGATATATTGCAGGATTGATACCATTGTATCCAACCACTTCAAATCCAGTTTGAGTTCGGCGAACATTAAATGACCCAGTGCTGGGTATGTCGCTGTTGCTGACTTCAATGGGTGACCTAAACCAGGGGTTTTCATCCACCAGCACGTTGCTGGTTCCATTGTTGATCACTCTGGGTTCAGGAATCCACACATAATTATAGTAATTGGTGAGTTTGTCCAGATCTATGAAACTTTTGAAGCTATAACTGTTGCCAGTAAGCAAGCGATTCCACAGATCCACTCGACCATTACGAACACCTACACTGTTCAGTACGTCAATAAATCCAGAACTACGGACATTGACTCCATTTTCACTGAATACAAATTCAGGTTCCAACTGAAATTTTTCTCTGACTCCACTGGGTTCAGTTACATAGTTTCCCTCCAGTAATTTTCCATTGTCATATCGACGGCCCACATAACCATCAAATTTTCTCATAGCAGGATCGCTTATAACACGATCCAGCGTGCTGCTGAGAAATCTCTGATTAGCAATGGTTCTGAAATATTCGGGAAGGAAGTCTATTGTACGGTTAATAGCCATTTTAATTTCCTGCTCTGAGTTTAACTGTGGTCAAATTGGTTACTACATCAACATCCATTACGGTGGCTGCACTGATTAAAATTTCAAAAGGCAAACACCGAATTTGCTGAAGATCACCATATATCTGATCGGTGCTGGTGGGCACCAGGTGTACGCTGCTGATAATTGTACTTAACTGATTGTGAAGGTATGCAGCCAATTCACTAAAGTAAAAAGTCTCACCAAAGTCCCAGTTGTCCAGACTGAAGTATTCATTGACTTTGCTGATTACCTGACTTTTTACTTCGCTGTCACTTACCACAACATTGGTATTCTTAACCACCACAAATTTGGCTCTGAGATTGGGATCTGCTTTGGTACCAAACAGGGGTTTGAATCTCACTGGATTGAAAATCATCAGATCACTGATCATGCGATACTGTTCCAGATCTGAGAAATCGTTGCGCAAACTTTCAGTGGTGGGTTCAGTGGGTTGTGTTACTGTGCCAGTATTGTCTCTGATCCATTTGGTGTAATCATCGGCATAATTCTTTTCCAGCACAAACACATCGATAATGTTGCTGGGACTGGGATCAATTCTGCGGTCACTGGGAGCATTGTGTCGGTACTGAAATTTCAGTCCGTAGCGGCCATATTTAAAACTGTAGTTGGTTACTGCACTTTTACTCACACTGTCTACATTGCGAGTGATTCGATAAAAAGATTCAGTGCTGCGAGAAAACACTATGTCATTGTTTGCATATTCATAGATGTTACTGTCAATGGCTGCGTCATTCACTGCCACTTTTACTGTGCCTTTGGCCAGCACTTTCATGCTGCTGCCACTGACGTCTTGGTCGTTGATGAAAAACACATAGCTGTTTTCAGCGCCTGCGCCACTGATACTGCCCACAATGTCATCATAAAAATAAGGTTGATCTGGCGATCCGTCACTGTCTTTGTCTGCAAAGGTCACCTGAATTTTTGAGTCATCCACAAAACCGTCACCTTCAATCACTGTGCCAGCAATGCCCATGGTGATATCGTTGCTGAACGACTGAACCACGTTGCTGATGGGCTTGTGATTTACTTTCAGGACATCAATGCGATCCTTGAGCAACTTGCCACTGGCTGGGTCATAGATTTTTACCTGGGGATCATAGAAAAATCTGGTTTGTCTTTCACTACCGTAATAGTATTTGATACTTCTCTGATACACTGTGTAGGTGTTACTGGTGTTGGTAAATGCCAACAACCAACCAGCAGTGTTGGTGGCCTCAACAGTCAGTGGTTCAGTAAAAGCAGAACCAGTGCTGGGATTGTCTATTAAAAACCATTCACCCACACTGTCAGTGAGTGTGCTGCCTGCTCGATATCCCAGGCCCACATTTTGCTGAGCTACCAGCGCATTTACCAGACTGGTCTGAATGTTGCTGGGCAAATTGGGTGTAAAGGTAGGCAAAATATAGGTAAGTCTGGCGCCAGTGGGCACTTTTTCACTGAGCACAATTGCACCTACTCCATCAGTATCCACACCGCTGCCAGTGCTGGTCCCAGATCTGGTTCCACGCCCAAACTGGCTTATGCTTTTCACAGTGGCGTAGATTTCTGTTTTCTGATTTAGCCCAGCGGTTCCGCTACTGGTGGTTACCAAGCGATTATCATAGTCAAAAACTTTTCCACTGGGTGGCTCAAATTTCAATACTGCTCCCACTCGAAATTTGTTAGCAAAGTAACTGGCTGTGGTTGTGGACAATGTCACAGTGGGAGTGGGGGTGCTGGGATCAACCTGATTGATATATCCGCTGCTGATATCGTTGTCAGCCAACACCAGATTCCATTCAATGTATTTGGGACTTCCCAACAGATTGCCCACATTCACCAGAGCATAATTCTTACTGGAACCAGAAGAATCAGGACCGTAGAAAAAGTTCAGCAAACTGAAACTTTGCACTGCTGGAAGCACTATGGTGTTGATGCTTTCCACAATGTCATCACGATTGGCAAATGCAAACTGACTGGTCAGTGTGGCACTGTCTTTGTATATGTAACCATCATCACACACAATGTTGGTGCTGCTGTAGCGACCAGTGTTGTCAATCACATCCAGATAGCGACTTACGCCGCTGCTGGTACGGTTCACTGATTTGATTTTCAGGATGTTGCTGTATTTGGTAAAAGGAAAACTGTTGTAATCCTGACCGTTCACCATGCGATTCTGAGTGTAATAGTTTTGCGGAGCTCGAATCTTGATGTCATTGATGTTTTCTCTGGCAGCACTGTTGGCCACAGTGTATTTCAGGTTGGCTGTGACCGTCAGTGTCTGGGTGCGGCCGTTTTTGCTGATATAAGGAATGTTTATGGTGATGTTGGTCATCTCACCTGGATTGATCCGATAGTTAAGACCATTGCTGATCCGATAGAAGCAAACAAAATCACCCACGGGAATTTCGCTAAACACACCGTCACCAAACACTAGTGTAGCACCGTCATCTGCCAGGCTGGTCACGGTGAAAATTTTCTTGTTGGCTGATTCGTAATTATTGTAACTGGTGTTATAACCGTTTACACTGTCCACCCGGCTCCATTCAGTTAGTGTACCGTCGGCGTTCTGTTTGTATAACCAGACATCATTGTTATTGATACCTGTGGTTTGTAGGGTGTACTGACGATTGGGGATGCTTTCCAGAATAGTGAAAGTCTCACTCAACAAGGTTCCCTGTTTGAAATACAGGAAGTACCCAGTGTTGTTGCTGGCAAAACCACGCTGATCATCACGATAAAGCAGATTGAACAGGGTGTTGACGTTGCCACCATATTCTGTAACTGAAGTTCCACCACTCACTGTGGTGTTTACAGCTTCAAAATTCATGGAAATATTGTCAACTACACTGGTGAATATAAAAGGAATACCTGCATCAGCCGGAACATCAATGGTGTATTCACTGGTGGTTATACCATCAATGCTGGCAGTGTTGCCAGGGCGTCCCACTCGCTGGCTGGTGGTTAGTGCAGCGTTAACAATGGTATTCCATTGGTCTCTCCAATTCACATTATTGACGTCGTTCCAGCGTATAGCCAGGTTACTGAGATCGTTGCCCTGTGTGTCCCGAACCACTTCATTGGTTCTGATGGCTTCGATTTTCAGATAGCCCTGACTGGATAAATTTCTTTTGGCTTCATAATTAACCAGTTTGGCCAATCTGAGCACATTGTCGCGGCGGCGAGCAGTTTCCAGGAAGTTTTCGCGAGCATTTAGATCCATTCTGAAGCTCATGCTCTGGCCCATAAATGCAATCAGGTCAATCAGCGCAACATATTCGCTGCTGTTGATATAGTCATTGAAATTCTCAGGATGATAAATTCTGAGATAATCAATCATGCTCTTTCTGAGAGTTTCGTAATCATAGCTCTTGAAATCTGCATCTCTGAAAGTCTGGTATATGTTTTGCCAATCCTGAATACCAAACAGATTTTGTTTGCGTTGCTGCTGACTCATATTGCTTCCTGTTCTGTTATTTATGGTTACTGATAATCTGAGTAGTTTAAAGCTCAGTATCAAGCCAGTTCGGAAGCAGTTCCACGTTCATCAAACAGAATACGCATTACCTGAGTCTGGTCACCAGCCACAGTGTTGACTGCTAATTCCACCGTGATGCTGTTGGTATCAGGCTGATCTATCAGAGTGATATCCACCAGTTCCAGTCTGGGATCTTGGCCCACAATATCCACCAGATTTTGTATCATGGCTTGTTTGATTTCTTCAGTCAATGGTTCATACATTAATTCCCATACAATACACCCTTCACGGGGCTGCATTACTCTGGTGCCTTTGCGAGTATTCAAACTGTTAAGTAGATCCTGTTTTACTAACTCATAATCAGTGAGCACAAACTTTTTCTGACTGAGTTCATTAACGGTACTAAAACCACGATACAATGCCATGTGTTATATCCTTCTGGTATTTAGGCTTTTTCCACTTGTGTTCCAAAGTCATAAGCACTGGAACCAGCATAAAAATACTGATTCATTCGATCCAAAAAATCATCCAGAACTGCAATTTTTCCCAGGTTATAGTTTAGTAATCTCAATGCTTCTGAACCACCAGATACATGCGCAACCAAAAGCAAACCAGCCAGCTTGTTGGACTCCAAACTGGAAACCACTGAGCTTATTGAATTCAAATATCTGAGATTGAGCTGATACAGATCCACCACTGCTCTTTCTTGAACCCCAGGACTGTTGAACCAATCTGTTATACTGTTAATCTGGTTTAGTCCGGTCCAGTTACTACCAGTGTTAATAGCTAATGCGTTAGCACCAGGCTGATCTTTCACTGATTCAGTAGCACCTTTTTTGAGATAACCCAGTGTTTCCAATACCTCAGAACTAAACTGATATTTTCCCACTCTGCCTGCACTGTCCTGACTGTGATACTGATTAAAAGGTGAAAATATTTTACTGGCTTGGGCTAATATTGCTCGAGTTTGACCAACACTGAATTCAGAAATCAAAGACACTGGATAGGGCTGAAGTAATACGTCTGTTTCAGTAATCAGCAGATTAGCCGCAGGTTTGGGTATGTTTACAACAAACTGGTTCATTTATTGGTCCTTGTAATTTTCCGGCTCTCACCACTGGGTGGAGGAGTAACGGATTTTACTGTGAATTTTTCATGATTTTTCCAGGGCTCATGTTCAGGAGCACGAGCCACAATGCTTTCAAACTCATCACGCATCCACCAGGTCTTTTTACCCGGCTCAGGTTGTGTTTTGGGGTGTTTTTTCTGTTTGATGGCTGGAGGTTCAGATACCACATTTCCGGGTTTGGTATTCAGGTAAATCATGCTGCCTTTGAGTATTAGATCTCCACCTGTCCTGACGCTGGTACCTGATGAGCTGTACAGATTTTGTTCTGACCCTGTTCCCAATTCCTGTTTGCCTTTGCTGTATAGTGTACTGGCTGATTCAGATCTGATCACCAGATCACCCACACTTTCCAGGGTGGTGGTTTGTTCACTTCTCACCTGTATCTTGCCTCTGACATGTAGATTGAAATCTTTTTCGGTATGAAAATTGATGTCACCCTTGCTTCTGACACTGAAATCATTGTCAGTATAGATATCAATGCGTCCGCTAGGTGTCATTTCAATCCAGGCCGTGCCCCCAGCATTGACAATGTATATTTGTTCGTTGGTATCGTCCAACAGAATCATATTACCTTTGCTGGTTCTGATACGGATAAATTGGTCCAACCCCTCTGTGGTACCGTCATCCATGACAAATTGATGACCGCCAGCACGAAAATTTTTCAACAAATCTTTACTGTTACTCCCAGCTAAAAACTCCTGACTCTTTTTTTCATCACTCATGTTCCACAGACGACCTGGTGTGCTAATACCAAACACCTGACTGGGGCTTTCACGCAGACTACTGCTGCTCACAGTGCCTCTTACAAAATCAAAAGCCAACCCCTGCTTGCCCAGCACCATGCTTTGGTACACATGCGGTAACTTTTTAACTGCATCAATGTTTGATTTAAATTTACCGTCCTGATCCACCTGTTCTGAATAAACTGGTTCACTCACTGGCAGTCTGCTGGGGATTTCTTTGGAAGCCAATTCAATGTAATCTCTGAGTTTCTGATGTGTTTGCAGTTTTAAATCCCACTCATAAGCAGTTGTGGATGCAGAGCCATCTTCCCTAGAGACCAATGTGGCACTGCCAATGCCCGGAGTCATATGGCTATCAAAACTGTCATTTATACAAGCAAACCAGTATCCCTGAGCTGGATCACCATCCAGGAAAAAACACAGAACTCTGACTCCTAGATCTGGTGGTACAAACCACATACCATAACTTTGAAAACTGTTTTCTTCATCAGGACCTCCTGTTGTTTCCACTTGTTTTTGTATGTATTCATTCAAGTACCCAACACTTCCCTGGGTTTTTCCTCTGAAAGGACTAGCATAACTCACAGTGTACCAAGCTGACTTATCGTCAGGGTTACTGACTCCCAATGCAGGAATATAAACCTGAAGTCGTCCATTGCGAGTAGGGTCGCTGTTCCATCTTACAATACCTATGTAGGGTCCGGGATTTCGCAGTAACCCAGTATGATTCTGCGTCCATTCAGGTAATTTTCCTGCTCTTAGTCTGATGTCTTTTTTAGCCATGGTAATCTCTGGTGTTTCAAAATCTAGGAATTATAAACAGAGGGCAGTGCAGAAGCATTGATAATTTCACCACTTCTGCCAGCTTCATCTTGTACTTTTGCAATAAGTTCAGGTTGATCATCAACATTATTCGATGCTCTTCTCAGAGTCATCTGTTGCGTAAATTTACCCTGTTTAAACATGTTATTGATTTGAATTATCACATACAACCCACTAAAAACTGATTCTTTTTGATTACCAGATTCCAAAGTACCTGTTGAATCATTAATATCTCGTGGATTAGTAAAAGTTATTCTCACATACTGTTCTTGGTTATCAAAAATAATAGGAACCTGATCATCAGGCTGAGTTAGAACTTTGTAGACACCATCTTGTTTGAATAAGTCAGGATCACCCATGATTTCCATTTCTACAACCAATTGAGTAACATTGTTATATATTGAACTAGCAACCTGGCCTGCTAAAACTCTGTCTGGTGTTGCCAAACCCATGCCATATACTGCTCTTTCTGGACTTGCAGCTACATAAGTGATTGTAGAATTTATTGGATCTCTGACTGCTTTTAAATCAGTGGGATTTAGTGCATACCCATAACCATTGAGTCTCTGGTTACCATTGGGCTTATCACCTGGTTTAGCTCCAGTAGCCTGCTCAATAATTCTGGGGTTTCTGGGTCGATAATTCCAATAATTGGTGTTTAGATTGATATCCAAACTGATAATTTCAGAATTTTTTCCAGTAAAAAAGTAATTGTATTCCTTGAGCACGCGACTCTCAATCGCAGATTGCTTTTCTGATGGCACCAATGATCCACCCACACTGACTGTGTTACTAATTGTATACCCTAATATTTGATAAACTATTCTTTTTTGATATCGATTTGATACTGCATCATAGATCCCGGTGTCATAAACTTTAGGCACAATACGAAACCAATTGAATGGAGCTTTTAGAGCTTCCAGCTTGGATGCCCTGGATGAGGGATTTTTATCTGCTATAGCATCCAAATAGTTTTTCCTAAAATTCTTGATTTGATCTGTTATATATGTGCTGTTGATGATGATCTGTGACAAAATTTCTGTTATTAGACCTGCGTTAAAATTGACTTTTTGTTTTTCTATGTTGATTTTGATAGTTGAACTATTCCTCTGACCCAAAAACTGATAACTTTTTAAATTTCTTAGCATGTTAGCCTCAATAGAATCCTCTGGCAACTCCATGGGAGTATCTTTAGGATCTATTTGATCGCTAATTTCAGAATTTGCAATTTGTTGACCCAATTCACCAACAAACTTGAAATCATACTGAGTAGCTGCTGATAGTGTATCAGGAGACTTATTTCGTGCAGCTTCAGATACCACAAAATTATTCAGTGATTTCTTTAAATTGCCAGAACCATCAATTATTGTTAGCTGCTGTAATTGAACATTGGTTGCTCCAACTAATACGTCTGAATTTCCCAAATTATCTAATGAATCTGTTTTTCCATCTGCGCCCAATATTATGTCTGATACTGTTTTTCCTTCACATTGAGTTTTTTGATTTAAAACTCCGTAGACTTTATCAGTGGCTTGGCTATTGAATACATAGCCACTGACTGCATACACACTGCCTGATTCTGTAAGTTTGACTTCGATGTTGATAATTTTGATGGGCAAATATTTGACTATTTCAGACTGTTGAAGTTCCCCTCGATCTGTATAACCTTTGAAGGTTATCTTTAACAGATAGGAAGTTTCAGACCAGTTAGCACAATTTAAAACCAAACTGTTGTATTCCCATAATTCCTGTATGAAATTAATACCATAAGGTTCAATTATGTTGAAATTCACAGTGAGATCTGCAGTGGCTCTGGCATTGTTGGTTACTCCCACTATGC